ACTTTCTCTTTAGACGTTTCGCCTGTTTTTGTGTTTCTATAAATTGTTACTGTTGTGCAATCTATTTTATGTATATTATCCGTTTTCATTCTCTCTGTTTATAAGTGCATAACTTACAACACCTGTTATTTCATTTGCTGTATCTGCTTGCATCTTAATAGCATCTCCTGCTTCTAAATTCAAGGTGTCTTTTAACATATTTACTGTAGATTTATTAATTGTTTCGTGAGCTATTTGAATATTAGAACCACCCGATTTTGTTACATATAAATCTGTATCCACATTGGATGCTGTGTCGTGAACTGCCTGCACCATTTTTACAATAGCTACTGCCGATACAGATATAGTTAGAACTGTAGTTAAGTTAGTTGTAGTTAGATCAAATACTGAACTTTTATATTGTATTGTCATGATAAAAAATAATTAAATGCGTCTTGTTCATTTTTTAAATCTTCTTGAAAAGAAAAATTAAGTTGTTGTTTCATTGTTGTCATAGACTCAATAATTTGTCTTTGATTCTCCACATCATATTGTTGTGCTGGTTCAGGTATGTAATTAGTTAATTTAGCCATTATTTTCTAGTTTTATCTACGCCTTTTATTTTGCCTTTATTTTTTGAAGCATAGAATACAGTTTTACCTTTTTTCTTACCATATCTATCTTTCATAGATTTCATTATTTTTTTACCTTTTTTAGTAAGTGGCATGTTATCTCCTTCCGTCTGGTTGAGCGTCCATTCTAAAACTACCATAACGCCAAGTTTCTCCTGCAGCATCATTTTCTATTTTTAAAGATAGTAGTCTTCCTCTCGCTCTAGTATCTACTTTATCTGTAGTGGCTGTTATTGTAAAGGGACCTAAAGGTGAGCCTGTCTGAATATCAGAGGGATAATCCGATATAAATAATGTTACTTTAGAATTACCTACTAAAAATTTATAATCAGGCATAAATCTTCTCATTGACATAAATAGTTCTCCGTCATCAATATCAAAATCTCCAGATCTTATAAAAGCATTAATGGAAGTTCTACCTGAACTATTGACTTGATCGTTTCCTGTTTCGTGAACGTAGTATATTGATGCTCCGTATAGATTAGTAATACCTAATATATCAGGAAATACTGGAGTAGCTGTGTCTACATAATCAGTTGCATACGGTTTGATAAAGACTCCTTGATCTTGATACGTAGTTCTAGCTAATGATGAAGTAGTCCAAACATTTTCTTGATAATTATAAGTCACACATCTATCTATTTGATCCGATCCATCTTTTGGATAAAACCAATTTACTTCTGTATATAAAGAATTAGCTGAAGAATAAATAACATCGGATGAATTAAAATTAAGACCTAGGTTTCCATTCTGAACTGTAAACACAAAGTCTTCCACTAAACAAGGTAGGGCTTTGACAGTACCATCGTACATAAAAAATCCACCTTCATTAGACATCCAATAAACAGCGCCATTAACGTAAGAAGCTGCATGTTGTCCTATGCATCCACAGTTAGTACCCACTTGTCTAACACTAAAAGTAAAAGGTGGACCAACAAATTGAATTACATAAGCAGCAAGATCTGTTAATACAAAAACATAATCCTTACCTTGGAGAGCTGCTCTAATTTCATTACCTGTATCTAATCTAAAAGTACCTGCAGTATTAGTAGCGGTAGGTAAATAAGTATTTAAATCTTCTTGGTTTGAAAATCTCACAAACATAGGGTCTTGTGTTGTTGTATCGCCAATAGTTGTTTCTGTTCCAAAATGAAATAAATGTCTATCTCTGTCAGANACTAAAGTAAATCTAGACGCTGTAGGGTTACCAGTTGTCACAAAACCAGATGTAGATTGTGATGCTCGAATACCTCGAGCTCCAGATGCTCCAGCATTCCACGTAAAAGTTCTACCATCAAATATAGTTGCAACTAATACTTGACCAAAATTATCAAGACTCCAATTTCCTGGATCTAAAATTACATTGCTAGTAGATCGTTCTGTCCCCCAAGTATCAGCACCCCAAGAAGATGTGCCCCAACCATAACCTGCAGTTTGAAACGTTGGTCCTACTTCAACATAAGGATTAACAGTTGCAGCACCTGCTGCAGTCATGCCTGTTCCTCCTTCTGCTCGTGAAGCTTGTATAGTAAACTTATCTACATCTGGAGTTGTTTGTATTTCATAAACTTGTTGTAATTCAGCTGGTGTATAATCTGAAGCAGCTGTTACTGTAACAGCAGAAAGGGTTACATATCTTCCTTTAGCTAAACCGTGAGATCCTTTATTTATAGTTACAGTATTTGAACCATTAACAGTTGTTATAGTGCATCCTGTGATAGCTGTGTCTAATGGAGTAATATCAAAAAAATCATTACCGTAATATAAAAATAAACCCTGAGAAGTACCAATAGCGGCATAACGTTCTCCCGCTAGAGAAGTCCAAGCTAATTGCGCTCTCGCTGCGCCTGGTAATGTTTTAGATGCAGCTGTTAATTGTTCCCAACCACCTATTTTTTCAGGTGCGGTATATCTAAAACGTACAAAATCTCCATCTACCCATTGTCCGGGAAGAGCTGAAGGTACGCTCTGTTTATTAAAACCAGGTGCAAAATCTACTTTTTTTAAGGCCATAATTGTGTTATATATTAGTTTTATCGAGAATGAAAGATACAATATAATGTCCTTTGACCATAAAATATCAGATTTAAAGTATAGAATCAATGGTTTAGTACCGTTGAATGTGTGTCAAAAGATAATAGATATATTCGAAAAATACTCTGAACTGTCTTTAACAGAAGAAAGCTATAAATTTAAAACTAAAAAAAAAGAAGAAGATAATTTTAAATGTTTAAACTTGTCTGCAATACAAAATCCAAACGAAGATATTTTATATGCTTTAAATGAAGCTAAGAAATATATATCTATAATGATAGCTAATTATGTACTCCATATTAAATCTAAAAAAATATCCCCTACTTTTAGTGATATATTAATTAGTTCTAGTTCAAATATTAGAATATTGAAATATAATGTAGATCAATCTATAAAAGATCATACTGATGTTGGAGGAACTATAAGAGCTTCTTGTACATTAAATTTAAATGAAGATTATGAAGGAGGAGAATTTAGATTTTTTGATGGTCAAATTAAAGAAGTATTTAAAACAGGGGATGCAATGTTGTTTCCAGCAGAGCTTATATGGATTCACGGCACTGAACCTATAACAAAAGGAACACGTTATTCAATTAACTGTTTTTTATATTCATGAAATTAATATATTCAATACCTGATAAGTTATATTACATACAAAATTTTCTAGATTATCCTACTTATAAAAAAATACACTACGATGTATTTAAAAGTAAATTAATTAATTTAAAATCTACTAAAAAAAATTGGCAAAAAGATTTAAAACACGGACATAGAAATTTTGTTGAAAATACAAGGCTAGATACTAAATATAAACCATTACAAAAAATTAAAATATTATTAGAAAATAATCCATTTCATAAAATAAAAATTAAAAACTTTAAACCCTTAATTCATTCAATGAAAAACGGATCTGGCATTAATTGGCATAATGATTATGGACATTTTTATGGTATAACTTACTATATAAATCGAAGATGGAATTTTAAATTTGGAGGAGAGTTTTTATTTAGAGATGAAAATGCTAATGGTTTTATACCTCTCGTTGGAAATTCAATGGTTATAGTTAAGGCTCCACTTGAACATAAAGTAACCCCTGTAATGAAATCACTAGTACCTAGAAAAACAATTCAAATATTTATAAATAAAGGAGAAAATAATGGAGAAAACAGTTAATATAAACAATTTTATAGGGGTGTATGATAATTACATTACTAAAGAAGAATGTAATAAAGCAATACAATTATATGAAGACCAAAATAAATTTAATAATACAATTAATAGAATAGGTGGAGAAAAAGCATCTATTTTACAAAAACAAGATCAACAGTTTTTTGCAGCCCATAATAATGTAGATATATGGTGGGAATCTTTAAAACCCATGATGTTTAATTTTGATATAGCCTTAAAGCATTATATAGAAAACACTGGGGCTAGTGATGCTTATGGAATTCCTTTTCATTTCACAAGTTTAAAAATTCAAAAAACACTTCCTACAGAAGGCTACCATGTTTGGCACATAGAACATGGAAAAGGGTTTGATAATGAATCAAGAGCTTTTGTTTTTTCTATATATTTAAATGATGTAGAAGAAGGTGGAGAAACAGAATTCTTACATTTTTCAAAAAGAGTAAAACCTAAAACAGGTAGAATAGTTATATGGCCTGCAGGATTTCCTTATGTTCACAGAGGTAACTCCCCATTATCAGGGGAAAAATATATTCTAACTTCTTGGATGATGTTAAGATGAATTCTATTGTTAAAGTAGATAATATATTTCCCAATTTAATTGCAACTAAAACTTTAGACTTGTCTAAATTAAAAATTATAGGTAAAAAATTTAATAAAACTTTTGAATCTAATATACAAACTACATTAATAGGTGATACTTTATTAGACGTTAGTTCTATGAACTATTTAAATATTAATTTAACAGATTTATTATCTTATTTATTAAAACCTTACTGTAAGAATTTTGTATTTAACTTAGATTGTATTTGGATTAATAAATACAATAAAAAAAACTATCAAGGCTCTCATGTTCATCCAAGTGACTTTTCATTTATAATATATTACAAAGTAAATAAATCACATACAGTTTTTAATTCACCTATTAAAAAATTATTAGAAATTTTTGATAGCAAAATTTTTGATAAAGCTTATGAGCCTAATTCTAAACAAGGAGATATAATAATATTTCCTTCTTACTTAGAGCATTGGGTAAAACCTAATTCAAATAATATTACTATCGCAGGCAATATAAAAATTATTGAATTAAAGAAATAATTCTTTAAGAAGAATAAGAAGTAGGTCTTGCACCTAATCTAGTAATTTTTTCAGCTTCGGTTTCATCTACCTCATTATCAATATCCCAATCAGCTTGTAATTTAACTAAATGTGCTGAGTCCCATTTAGATAAAAATTGACTAATGTCTCCAATATTTGCATCAGCAAATGATGAATGAGGCGTTGAATCTTTGTATTCTACTTCATCAGAAGTAATTGAATTTCCATATTGAATAGCCCAGATATTTGAGAATTTAGAATCAGACCAAAATGAATCATCATTAATAACATATCCAATACCTTTTGAAGCACCCTCTGCATAATTTTTAATAATTATTTTGTCTTCAAATACTACTGTCCAATTTGCGTTTGTTGCCATTTTTTTCTCCTAAGTTTTAATAATATAAATAACTGTTAAAT